TTTAATGGATATGCCACCGGCGGCGGGACACAGACGTACAACTTTGCGTACGAGACCAGTGAAGACGGTGTTACCTGGACCACAGTAGCACAGTTACCAGAGACCACTCTAGCAGACAGAGAGTGGGCATACTTCCCTATTTCAATCACTCCAGTTCATGTATTCTATCGTTTACGTGAAACTGTAGCACCTACCTTCTCAGTACGTCAAATCGTTTTTTCAACCAGCCAGCAAGTTATTCCTTTGGCTCGCTTGAACAGAGATGACTACTGGAACCTCCCTAATAAACAGTTCCCAAGTCAACGCGCACTACAGTACTGGTACGATCGTCAGATCGAGCCAAAAATGTACATATGGCCTGTTCCAAACAACAACTTTCAAATGTTCCAGTTGTTGATTGAAAAGCAGATGCAAGACGTCGGCTCGTTAACTAATGAGTTATACATCCCAGACCGTTGGATTAACTCTGTACAAGCTAGTCTTTCACACAGACTATCAATGCAACTTCCGGGCGTAGATCAAAATCGTATTTCTTATTTAGAAGTTCAAGCTGATAAGTTATTCATGCAAGCTAACAATGAAGAGCGCGATAAATCACCTATTTATTTTCAACCTAATATAAGTTACTACACAAGATGAGCGTAATAATGACTTACGATTCGCTGGTGTTAAACATCCAGCAATACATGGAGCGTAATGACGCTGACTTTATTGCACAGATTCCTAATCTGATTGCGTTAGCAGAATCCTCTATTGCTGCTGAGTTAAAAACGTATATGCAACTTATTGTGGTTGAGACAAACTTAACATCTAACGTAGCTGTTTTAAATAAACCAGCACGTTGGCGTAAAACTGTTTCAATGAAAATTAATGGCCAGCCAGTATTATTACGTAGTCAAGACTATGTAGCGCAATATACTTCTGAATCATCTACAGGTCAACCGTTATATTACGCGGATTACGATTATAGTAACTGGAACTTTGCCCCCGTTCCAGATCAAAGTTATCCTGTAGAAATTATTTACTACGCAGAAATTCAACCCCTAGATGCCAGTAACCAGCAAAACTTATGGACTACAATTGCGCCACAAGCAATGCTATATGGTGCGCTATTACAAGCACAGGGCTATTTAAAAGCATTAGACAAGTTGCCAGTTTGGAAGGGCTATTACACAGACGCACTTGCAGCGCTCAAAAAAGAAGACAATTCACGTCGCGTGGATCGCAACACTACGGTTCAGGAACCATAATAGATGACTACTCCAATTTATACTTCACCTTTCACAGGCACCGTTGTAACTCCAACGGATGTATCGTATCTTGCTCTCCCATTTAGTTCAAATCAAACTCTCTTTTGGCCTTCAACTGTTAATGGTAGCCAAGTTGCTGCTGCCCGTATTATTGATTGCACTCCTTCTACTAGCGGTTTGTCTATTAGCCTTCCTGAAGGAGACCAAGGAACAGTAGGCGCAGATATTCTTTTCCGTAATTTAGGGTCAAATTCTTTTGTAGTTAAAGATTTTTTAGGCGGTAATTCAGTAACCATTGGCGCAGGTATCTCTAAATATTTTTATCTTACTGACAACACTACCACAGCGGGAACTTGGGGTAATGTAACATTTGGTGCGGGCACATCTTCTGCTGACGCGGCGTCTTTAGCTGGTGCTGGATTAACTACAGTTAACGGTCAGTTAGCAACAACTCAAAATATTGTCGATGTTTCCATCCCACCCACAATAACTAATACAAGTCGTGCGGCAACATACAACTGGACCGGCGGTGTTGGAACAATTAATTTACCTTCTGTTTCGTTACTTTCAACCGGTTGGTTTATTGCTTTTAGAAACAGTGGTTCTGGGGCATTGACTTTTTCACCAGTTTCACCGCAGTTAATTAATGGTAAAAGTACTATTGTTACTAATCCGGGTGATTCTGGATTTATTTTTTATGATGCTAGCGCTGGTGCTTTTATTACCGTTGGTTGGGTCACCCCCAATAACGTAGTATTTACATCTGCAACATATGATGTTGACGCTATTGTTGGAAATACATTAAATCTGGTTTCTAATGCACCAATTATTCAAACATACATCGCACAATCTGGCACACGTACACAAACTTTAGCAGTAACGTTACCAGCAATTACGCAATTGTATATTTTTGTTAACAATACTAACCAATCTGGTTACACTGTAACATTTCAAAATCAAGGAAGTAGCCAAGCCCCATTAGCTTTATCCACTGGTAATACCTATACTTTACTAAGTGACGGTGAGTTTTTATACATTTTAAATTCCTCATCTTCATCATCATTTAAAGCTATCAACGGTATTGCGGGCGCGCCAGCATATTCATTTTTAACTGACAATACAACTGGTATGTATTTGCCAGGAACGGGTATTTTAGGTTTAGCAGCAAATGGTACTGAAATTATTGACATCAACGCCACCAATCTATCTAACCCAATTGTCACTGTTAACGGTCAATTAAACGCTAAATTAATTAGTGGTGGGACGTTCTAAATGGCGGCTGATAATCAGCAACAAGATACTTCACAATACACTTCAATTTACAGCCTAGCAATACCGGCTGGGATTAAGCGCGACGGTACACAGTTTCAAAACGACCAGTACACCGATGGTGTTTGGTGCCGTTTTCAACGTGGTGATCCAAAAAAAATGGGTGGTTATCGTACACTGTTTACTAGTAACATAGGTATTTACCGTGGTTTAGTTTCCCAGCCATACAACGGCGTTAACTACATTTTTGCTGGTACTTATCAAGAGCTTGATGTATTTACTTGCGGCATTAATTATGGTACCGGTTCTGGTCCTTTTACCGCTAATATTTTACCGGGCACAGTACAATTTACACTGGTATCACATACCAGCTCAAGTTTTACAATTGCGGGAAATGTAACAGCATTGTTCCCAACAGGTACTAACGTAATTTTTAATCAGACAACTCCTGTAAATTACGTTACCACTACTGCTACGTATTCTTCACCAAATACAACGGTAAACTTTACCGGTACGGTATCTGGAAGCCCAACAAGTGTTTGGTTAAATAACACCCCTACATTTACATCAGATCCACAAGCTGGTCCTTATCGCATTACTTGGCAATTTGATGCTCAGTTTAGCCCACAAGGTGGCAATCTTTCGTTGTTTGCTCATCCAGGTTACAATTTGAGTGATATTGATAACGGTGTTCCATCACAAGTATTAGTTGGTAATATTGCACCATCAACTGGAAATACTTGGAATTTTACAGGCTTATCTGATAGCTCTGGGGCAAACCCAACCTATCAACCCATCAGCGTTGACGGTGGCGTTTGTGTATTGTATCCATTTATTTTTGTATATGGCTCCCATGGCTACATTGCAAATAACAACGTCAGTAGCACATACGCTCAACAAAACTTTTACGATTGGAATGGTACTTTAGCCAATCAAGTTAACGTGTCTTCATCTAAGATTGTTAAAGGTATGCCGATGCGAGGTGGTACTAACTCACCCGCTGGTTTGTTTTGGGCAACTGATAGTTTAATTCGTGTTTCATTTAATTCATCAGCTTCTAGTACGGTTACTACTAGTCAGTTTTGGAACTACGATATTATTTCTAGCCAAATATCTATCATGTCATCTAATGCTGTGGTTGAAATGGATGGCGTGTATTGGTGGATGGGCGTTGATCGCTTCTATGCATATAATGGTAGTGTGCAAGTAGTTCCTAACGATAAAAACATAAATTGGCTTTTTGACAATATTAATTATACTCAACGTCAAAAAGTATGGGCAACTAAAGTACCTCGCTACAATGAGATTTGGTTCTTTTACCCTCGAGGCACAGCTACCGAATGTACTGATGCTATTATTTATAATACCAAAGATAAACTGTGGTATGATGCGGGTTCTGCTATTGGTGCACAAAGATCTTGTGGTTATACCACAGAGATTTTTCCAACACCAATTTGGGCTGACTGGAATTATACACCGACATTTAGTAAACCTTATACTGTAATTACTCACCCAGCTAGCTTACCAGCTCCTACAACCGATCAAATATATTTATCTGGTGATGTGACATCTGTGTTTAGCCCCGGTACCATTATCACATTTGATAAGACTGCTGACTATAATTCAACCTATCAAGTATCTTCTGCAGTGTATACCATTAATACCACTATTGGAGCCCCTGGTGTTACGTTAGTAACTTTTACAGAACAATCCCCCATTACGGTTGTACCAGGAGCTTTGGTGTACCAGCAAATTGGTGGGTTTACTATTTGGCAACATGAGTTTGGTCAAAACCAAGTTAATTTAAACAGTGAAACTGCGGTATATTCAAGTATCACAACTAGTGATATTGGTTGGTTGACAGGTAATCCAAGCCAAGATGGTTTGGTGGGTGTTAACCGCCGTATGCACTTACGCCGGGTTGAACCAAACTTCTTGCAAACAGGCACTATGTCTATGACTATATTGGGCCGTAAATTTGCTTCTAGTGGATTGGAAGAAGATTCTGGACCCTATTACTTTACCAAAGATACTGGAAAAATTGACCTTCGCGTTGAGCACCGCTTAATTCGTTTAAAGTTTGAATCTAACGAAATAGACGGTAACTATGAAATGGGACGCAATTTAATTACTTGCGAGTTTGGTGACGAACGACCATGACGATTTACGTCAATAAAAGTAATCAACAGTTTTTCCCTTTTGTACCAGAAATGTCTAGTTGGGAAGATTGGAACGGTAACTTTATTATATTTTATGGTCAACTTAACGTTCCCTATAATCCTGAAGAAAACTGGAAAGATACTGCCAGCGTAATTGCCAGCACTTTTACATTTTCGGCGTTTCCCATTCCAACCCCAGATACCTTTGAAAATTGGCAAGATTGGGCTAAAGAGGTAACTTTGATTATTAACGGTAAGAGCCACTAATAGGGGCATAAAGCTAAAAAAATGCGTATTAGTGTATATAGGAACATCTCGGATATAAAATGACCCCCTCTCAAATTATTATTGCAGATTGTAAAAAGAATGGAGTAGATCCGGACTACTACCTAAAAACTGTCACGCATATTGTACAGAGCGATTTGGGAATTTTATTGCAGCATGGTGATACTATTTTATTGGTTATTAGACTTGGAGATAAAAAAGCAGAGTTGCATATCTCTACTGCAGACACTCCTGTGCGTGTAAAATCGGCAATTAAATACTTTATTAATAAATTAGAAGAATCTGAAATAAATAAAGTATATGGGGCAGGTTTTCCAAGGGATACTATAGCTATTTTAAAAAGATTAAAAATTGATGTTAAGCCTTCCGATTTAAAACAATACGGCTGGATGGCTAACATATGAGATACGGCATAGATTCTTTTTTACCAGAGAATGCGTTTTCACCCCGTGGTGGACGTAGTCCGTTTGCTCGTGGAATGACGCTAGAAGGCGGAGGCGGTGGAGGCGGTAAAGGTGGTGTTGTTGGTGCTATTGGCGGTGTTTTTAATAGTGTTGGAAATGCTATTGGTAGTATTGCTCAAAGCGTTGGTAGTATTGGCGCACAACTTGATAAATCAGTACATGATGTTATTCCTGGTGGTTGGGCCACAATTGGTGTTGCTGCCCTAGCTATTGCAGCACCATACGCAGCACCCGAATTGTTTTCTGCTGCTGCGCCAAGTAGTATCGGTATAAATGCAGCTGCTGCAGCCCCTGGAACGCTTGGCACTGCCGCTGGATTGGGTACCGCAGGATCTGCTGCAGGTATTGCTGGTACAGAAGCCGCAGCTGGATTAGGATTAAATGCTGCACTATTACCGGGTGCTGCAGCTTTATCTGCAGCAGGAACCGGCGCACTAACCGGTGGTGCAATGGGTGGTATTAATAGCGCCATCCGTGGAACAGATCCGCTACAAGGAATATTAGCAGGCGCAATAATGGGCGGTTTAACAGGTGCGTCTTTATCAGATGTATCTAATTTGTTAGCTGCTAACGGTGTGCCACAATCCATGATTCAGCCAATGTCTTCGGCATTGGTTGGCGCTGCAAAGTCTATTGCTGGCGGTGCAGACCCGCTCACAGTATTAGAAAATACGGCGCTTAGTACTGGCTTAGGTCAGCTATCTGCATCTGCAAAGTCTTTAATTTCACCAGATATTGGAACAACAGCCTCTAATATTGTTACTAGCGCTGGAACAGGCGCACTTGGATCTGCAATTAAAGGCGGTGATGTAGGAACCGGAGCACTTTCAGGTGCAATTGGTAGTGCAACTGGACAAACTGTTGGTGC